GTTGGTGGATTGATTGGCCAACGATTACAGATTGATCGAGCAAAAATTGATAATCGACGAGCTTTGATTGATGTCCTTTCTCAAGTTATGGGAGCAGTAGGACCAGAAATTGTTGATGAAGCCAAGGCAAATATTCCTACAACTAATCCTGAGTTTATTACTAACCCTTAACTGTATAGCCACTAGAGATAATTCCCCTCTAGTAGAGGCTTCGGCAAGTGCGAAAATAGATGTACTTAAAACAGAACAGAATAATAAATTCAGAGAAGTTACTAACGCAATAGTTAACTATGGTGATCCTATTGTGTTGAGGGTATTAAAGTATATTATTGCGGGAGTGACTATACTCACTTTAATAATACTCGCATATTTAACAAAAATACAACACACTAAATATCAAGTATTCAAGGAGCAGCAAAGAAAATGACTTGGGTAACACTTTGTTTGATCGCTCTTATAGTCTGGAAAGATCTTAAAGAGACATATAATAATAATCGGGTTCAGAAACAACTTGTTGAGAATTTACATCTACTCCATCAGCAGAATCAAATAATGTTTGAACGGGTGCAACTAACTAATCAAACAGATCAAAACTTAAAACAATTACTTGGAGCTACAACCTCACCACTTAATAATTCTTCTCGACGATTCGGCGGTCGTTCAGATGAGGACGAGGCTAAAATTGCTAAGATGAAGGAACAAGCTAATAATGGCTAGATGCACAATGGCTACTGATAATGGACAAAACGGACCAGATCGACTTCGTACCTATCAATTCAATACAATGATTAAAGATAAAGATGGAAAGGAAAGAACAGGACCAGAAATAACAAAAGTTGAGGTTAAGGGCGAAGTAGACGAGAGTACTCTTTACAAGGTCGGTAAGGATTATGATTTAAAGAAGGAGAAGTAATATGCACTATCGAAACGGACGCGAAGCGAAGAATGGAGATGAAGTTGTCCAGCTTAATGACAAGGGCCATGTCATGAATGCTGGCGTGTTAATCCGGGCTGTACCTGGAAACGACTACTGTAACGGCATTATTGTCAATGACCAGGCGAAACCTTTCGTCGGTGCTTGTCTGTGCGATTGTTTACATGTTGATGACGTGGTGGAAATTCTTAAGGAAAAGAATCTCGATAAACGACCCGCTGGTAAGTAAGTCTGATGGCAAATGAACTTGCTACACGAAATTCGATTAATACTCGTTATCAGGGAAGCTCCCTCCAACGATTCCAGTTAGACCCGGAAGATGATGATTCTATCTTAAAGTTTGTTGAGCAACGATGGGCTAACAAATCTTATTATAAACTTGGCCTCGAAGAGCGTTGGCTTGAAACAATTGCTAAGTATGAAGGTTTTTCTTACTTAGAATATAATGAGGCGATACGAAGATTCCAGCAAGATGTGAATATCCCACCTTGGCGAGTTAGGTTAATCATTAACTTAACCCTTCCCATAGTGCGAACAGCAGCTTGTAAGCATCTTCGTAATCGCCCCATTTGGGATGTACTTCCTGCGACAAGCGACACTAAAGATGTTAATATCGCGAGCTTAGGAAAAAAGGTTCTTCGAGGGTATTGGTATAAACATAACATTAACTATGAGTTTATTGATTTACTTCTTTGGCTTGGTCTTACTGGCAATGCTTTTCTTTCAGTGACATGGAATCCTGATATTGGACCAGAAAAGGAATTACAAGTAAAGGATTTTATTAATCCTCAACTGCTGCAAACAGTTCGATCGGAGGAAGAATTAGTTCCACTTTTACAATCTGCTCAGACTAAGTTTCAAGCATTCATTGAAACGAATGGTTCAAATATCATGCCAATGGGCGATGTAGAGGTAAAGACTAAATCGCCTTTTGACGTTCTTTGTCCATTTGCTCGTAATTTTAGAGAAGCTCCTTGGGTAGTTGATTCTGATGTAGTTGATCTTTCGAGTTTAGTGGATCAAGGTTTTGATCCTGATTTATTTAAACAGCCCACTTTTTCGGATAATAAGTATTTGTATTTTCAGCGACGCATTTATAATATGAATTTATTTACCCGTAAAGCTGAATACGGGAATAACCCAATGGCTGGCGATGACTCGGAAGTACTCCGGTTAAAACTATGGCTTCCGAAGTCGAGACAATTCCCACGAGGATTTTATGCGGCTATTGCTGGGGGCCAGGTAATTGATAAGGGAAATAATCCTTACGTCCATGGTCAGATTCCTCTGATTCATTTTGGTACTGAGAAAACTCCCGGCAAGATTTGGTGTTTTTGTAACGCTGAGCAAGCTCAAGGACCAATTCAACAATATCAGCATTCAGTTTCTCAGCTTATTGAAATCAAGAATATGACCGCAAAGCCGAAGATTCTTGCTCCAAGAACGGCTATGTTGTTATCTTCTGCATGGACTTCTGAGCCGGGTGAGATTGTAGAGTTTTCAGGTTTGACTGCTCCTATTCCTTGGACGCCTCCAAGTCCGCCTCGTTATTTGTTTGATTTGATGCACACGTTTCGTCGCGATATTGATGACATTGTGGCTCAACGAGATGCCACAAAAGGAATCAATCCCGCAGGAGTAAGAGCGGCTGCATCATTAGAAAATCTTCAATCCCAAGATGAAGGACAATTGGGTATTGGTGCATTGAACATTGACACAGGAATGTCGCTTACTGGTCGAATGATTCTTGCTAATCATGCTCAATTTGTTCGAGAAGATAGATTGTATAACTATACAGGTGACAAGAATCGGTATGAAGTTATACAATTGAAGCAGGGTATGTTGATGGGTGGTAATCAAGGTGCTGATTACTTTAATGTTCGAGTTACTACTTTCAGTCAATTTGGATTAACTCGAACTGGTCAACATAAATTCCTTGAACTTCTTTTGCAATATCAAGTTTATACGGCACAGGACCGAGCAAAAATTCTCCAGTTTATTCAGATGGGTCACTTCGAGGATGAAGTGGATGAATACAAGATTGATCGATCTAATGCCTATCAAGAGAACTTGATAATGTCGCAAGGTCAACCTGTGCCTATTAATATTGCAGATCATCATGCAACGCATTTAGAGGAACATCGGGAGTATATGAAAGGTGATACTTATCGTACACTCCTGATTCCTTTTAAGCGTCTGTTTGAAATTCATTATAAATTGACTGAACTCTATACAATGATGGAACTTGTAAAGCCAAAAGTATTAGGCATTAAAGCGACAATTATTTTAGCTGAACAAGAAGGCATGACCAATCTTTTACCATTGATTCTTGGTATTCCCCAAGAAGGACAAGGACAGAGTAATGAAGCTGGAAGTTCTAAGAAATAAAATTTACCTTGAAGGCGATGATGCTGGTGGCGGAACTAAAGTAGTTGATCCTCCTGTCGAAGATAAGAAAGAATCTGATCCGCCAAAAGAGGAAGCGATTGAGTTGGTTGTAGATGGTGAGTTAATTAAATTAACTCCAGATCAAGCAAAACGAGCAATGCACCTTGGCGTAGTCAAAGCTAAGGAACAGTTAGCTGAGAAGAAGCGGCTTGAAGATGAAGCAGTAAAGAACAAAGACAAAATTGATAAGGTTGAAGAAAAGAAACCTGATGAAACTTTAAAGGCATATGAAGCCAGAATCGCAAGATTGGAATCTGACCAAGCTGCTGCTCAAGATGATGCCATGATTGCTCGTCTTGATTTGTTGATTGATAATGGTGATGTCCTTGAGGACTTTAAGGAAGATGTAAAGACTGTCATCCTTACTCGGTTTGTTACTTTACGTCAACAAAATCCAAGAACGAATATTGGTGAAATTGCTAAAACTGTTATTGAACAGCATAAGAAAAAGACTGAAAAGTTTAGATCAACAGTTGACGTTGAAAAGAAGTTAGAGGATAAAAATAAAACAAAGACTCAAGGCGGTGGTAAGGCAGGAACGTCTCAGGAAGATTTACCTAAACTTGGCAGAAATGCTTTTAGAAATGGTGATCTTTCTAAGAGAATACAACATCGATTCAAACAAGCATTGGGAGAATAGACTTGGCTCTAAAGAAAGCTGACTTCGAGAATATGTTAAAGATTGACTATCATGGTCCGATGGTTGATCTGTTGGAAAATTCTACTTATTTCCTTAGTCGAGCAGAGAGATATACAGAACCAACGGGCGGCCGTCATATGTATATCCCGATTCGTACTGGTCGTACAGCAAGTATTGGTGCTCGATCTGACGGCGATTCCGAAACATTACCGACTGGTGATCGGCCGACGTGGGGTAATGCTACTTTTCCTGTTAAATCATTGTACGCAACTATTCGTATCTCTGGTTTTTCAATGCGTACATCTAAGCCTTCTGCATTAGCATTTGAAAAGGCAATGTCAGCAGATATGGAAGCAACTGTTGCCGATATGAAGAAAGACGTTAATCGTCAAATCTTCGGTGCAGGTGATGCTGAGCTTGCTCAGGTTGTTTCTAATGCTAATGCTGGTGGCACAGTAAATACAGTAACAGTATCGAATATTCTTTATCCTACTAATCCGACAAAGTTTCTTTATAATCGGATGAAGTTCGATATTCGTACTATTACTACTGGTGCTGATGCTGGTGGTGGTGCTACTGTGGTAAATTCACAAACCATTGGTGCTGTGACTTCTACTACTGTATTCACTTATTCTGCAACTGCTGCATTTACAACTGGCACTACGGCAATTTATCGTGAAGATAATGTTGGTTTGACGGCTGTTGATGGGTCATCTACTAATGAGATTAAAGAAATCTATGGCCTGTTAGCCGCTCTTAACTCTGTCGATCCTGATGTTGCTCTTGCTGCTGGTACTGCTCGTATTACTGCTAACTTCGGTGGTATTGATCGCGGTACTGCTGGTAATGAACTTTGGAAAGGTAATAAACTTTCCAATGCTGGCGTTAATCGTCCGTTCTCTGTGTTTATCTGCGAGCAAGCAATTGATGAATCCGAGATTAAGGGCAATGGTAAGATTAGTGTAATTCAATCCAACCATGCCATCTTCCGTGTACATGGGGCTAATCTCGCAGCAGCTAAGCAGTACGACGGGGCCGTCATGAAACTTGATGGTGGTTGGACTGCTCTGTCAGTAAATGGCATTCCGATGGTTAAGGATGTTGAATGTCCTGACTATCATATGTTCTTTATTGATGAGTCAACTCTAATGCTTGGTGTGCTGGGAGATTGGGCTTGGCTTGAGGATGATGGTGGCGGTATTCTAAATCGGCTGCCGGGCCAAGATCAATATGAGGGTGTATTTAATAAAGATTGCAACCTCATGTGTTCTAAACCGTCAGCTAATACTATTGTTAATGATATTGCTCATAGCTAATCGGTTTCTCCGATTAAAAGAAAGGAGAAAATCGAATGATTGTTGATAAAGAGATGGGGTGGAAGCGAGAACAATTTTTCTTTGCTTCTGCTCAATGGCAAGGCTCAATTGCTACTACTAGCTTAATTCCTACAGAAGTTGGTGCTTTAGATTACGGTGTTCAGCAATTTGGCACTTCTGGTGTTGCAATCGCTACAAAAGTTGAAGGTAAGTTGTGGCTTCCGCCACATTGGGACCCCAACTTTGCATTAGGCATGCGGTTGATTTGGTCAACAGGATCAACTACTGCTGCTGATACTATTACTTGGACAGTGCTACAAAATGTAATTTCTCT